CTGGCCCTCGTCAAGCTCGAGGCTGAAGGGCTTGCGGCGGCCGTCCCTGGGGTCTTCCGCGTCCGATCGTCGCCTGCCAAGGCCGCCCGGCGGGATCCCGACGACGCCACGCAGCATGTCAGCCAGTTGCCGCCGGCGCTCGGATCCGATGAGCGGCTCGGGCTCGAACGGCTGCGATGGCGGGGCGCCGACGTCGAACTCGAGCGGCCACGCAGTCGGAGCGGTGAACCGCGGGATCGTTCGGAAGGTCGCGCCCTTGCGCCCGCGCGGAACCGTCTGGCCGTCGAGCCAGTCGAAGTAGGCCATCCACGCCCGCCATTGCGACGGCGTCTCGCGCCGGCTGACGATATGGCCGTCGCCGCCGTGCCCCAGAATGTGCGCCTTGGCCAACTCGCCGTAGCCGGCGTCAGCGCCGGGCGAGGGAATGGACAGTTCCTGATTTCGGCTCTGGCGCATATTTGCCCTCGTGAATTTTGAGAAAATTGCTTTCGGTCAGCATCCAATCGACGTCGCACTTCCACTTTTCGTGGCCCGCGCCATTGCCGGCGCCGCGCAGAAACGGGGAGCCGCGAATGCGGTTGAAGGTTTCGTTGAAACCGGTTTTGGCGTCGGCGAAGCCCAGCGCCTTCACCAGGTCGTCGGCGCGGCAGCGGATGCCGCGGACGCGCTTGTCGGTCATCGCCTTGATGCGGCCGAGGCCGCAGGCCGAAGCCAAGGCGTTCCACTGGCGTTCAAACCAGTCGGCCAGCTCGTTGAAGTCGATTTCGGGGCTGGGAGAGGTCACCCCGTTAGGGGTGACAGAGGGAAACGGGAGGGTAGGGTTAATTTCTTTAGGGGGTGTGGGGGACTTTTCTTTATCAGGGAGGGAGGGGGTAACGTTACTAACGTTACGTAACGTTACTTTGCGTGACGGCGGCCGAGGGTGAAGCTCACGAAACCGGCGTTGACGTCCGGCATTCTGCGCCCGCCTTGCCTCCAGCTCTGCGGCGGCAGACATCTCGCTCGCCTCGATGACTTCAGCCGCCATCAGCGCCTGCTCGATTGACAGGCCCTTCTCGAGCATTTGCCGGATGGCGGCGACGAGGCCCATGTCGCGCGAAGGTCACGCGCGCGAGGAGACAATTTCCGGGCGCTTCGCGGCCTCCTTCTTGCGCTTGATCGCCAGGCGCGGGTGCTTGGCGTCCTCGACCGCCTGGTCGACGGCGCTCAAGCAGATCTCGACGACATCGGCGTTGGCGCCGGCGTCCAGCAACTTCCGAACCAATTCTGCGGTGGTCATCTTGGGGTTACCTCCTCTTGCCGATAAAGGCCTCGCTCACCCGGCCATTGTTGACCCGGACCATGTTGCCAATCTCCTGCTCGCTCAGATCCGGGTTGGCCGCCTTGATGGCGCGCATCTGCGCGCTGAGTGCGGGGGTGATGGTCCGGCTCTTTGGCGCCGTGCGGTTCACGCCTCGCCGGCGGTGCATGCCCCGGAGGACGATCTGTTCGATCTCCTCCCCGACCTGCTCCATCGCCGTGAATGGCAGCACGCCGCCGAGCTTGAGGTCAGTCGCGAGTTTGAGCAGCAGCTCCCTTGCGTCGGGGACTGTCACGCCGCGGCCTCCCTCGTCTTGACGCCGAGCCGCTCGAGCGCGAGGCGAGCGTCGTCGATCGAGAGCACAACCGCCCACTGGTGATCATTGGCCGTGAGCCAGGCGATCATGTCCTGCTGATCGGCGCTGAGCCGCCCGTGCGGCGTCTTGGTCTCCCAGCAGGCGCAACGACCCCAAGGCAGGAGCAGCACCAGGTCGAGGACGCCAGGAAGAACGCCGATCCACTTGAGCCGCGCCGCCTCGGCCTTGGTCCTGAGGCCGCCGTTCGGGACGTGGAAGATGCGGATCTGCGGCGCGACCGTTCGCACGTACTCGACGATCGCCGCTTGCCGGCGGGCCTCGGCGTTGCGGTCGTTCTCTCGGCGTTGGGAGCGCCGTCCGAAAAGGTCGCGCACGGGCTTTGACGACCGCGGCGCCATGGCGTCAGGCCGCGTCGCGCGGATCAAGCTCGAGCAGGGCGAGCTTTCCGTAGTACCGGGCGCGGTCCTGATTGGTCCACGCTGAAAGGGTGACCCCCAGCTCGCGCGACCACCGCGCCATAAGTTCGGGCGAAGCGTCTTTGCGGCCGCTCTCGACGTTGTAAACGTGGAAGCGCGTGATGCCGAGCCGCTTCGCTAAGTCGTTCCGCGAACGCCCAAGGGCCTCGCGCCTTAGGACCAGAGTATTGCGCAGATAACTCTTCATGGCGGGCGACAATCGCCACCACGGGGACTGCCTGTCAAGAGCGGGGACCGCGCCCAGATTGACGAACGTATGATGTCGAAGGCCATTGACAGTTCCCCAGGGTCGGCACTATCGTTGTCCTCATGGCAACAACTGTTCCCGACCCCGCAAACCCCTACCAGCATCATCTGCGCGCGTGGCGCGAGCATCGCGGGCTCCGCCAGCTCGATTTGGCGCGCATGCTCGACACGACCAAGTCAGTGGTAAGCCGTTGGGAAACGGGCGAAAGAAGCCTGAGCATGGACATGTTCTTTCGCCTTTGCGCCGCGCTCGAGATCACCCCGCCAGAGTTTTTTCGGGACCCGAACGCGCCGGAGGCCGTTGATGACCTTCTGGCGTCGTCGCTCAAATACCCCCGCATCCGCGAGTACATGCTCGACCGCCTCAGGGAGGCGAAGGCGCAATTCGACCAGTTGAATTTATCCCCATCAATTTCAGAAAAGCCGCCCGGGGCCCGCTCCCCGCATTGACAACTCGTTGTCTCGGCGGGCAGCATAGCCCGCCATGCCAAAAGCACCCGCCGTCGCGCACGCCCCGGCCCCGCCGGCCCCGTCCGCGCCCCCTTCCGACCTCTCCCTGATCCTTCAGGCCGCGCGCGATCCAGCGGTCGACGCGCCGAAGGTGCAAGCGCTCCTCGCCGAACTCGAGCGCCGCGAGGACCGCACCGCACGCCGCGCCTTCAACGCTGCGATGGCGGCCGCGAAGGCGGAGATCGGGCCCATCTTCAAGACCCGCCTGGTCAACTACCCGCACAAGGATGACCGCGGCCGAACGAAATACCTGCACGAGGACCTCGCTGAGGTGGCGCGCATCGTCGATCCCGTGATCGGCAACCTGGGGCTCAGCTACCGCTTCCGCATCAAGCAGAAGCCGGGCAACGTCTCCGTGACGTGCATCATCAGCCACGCCGACGGCCATTTCGAGGACGCCGCCGAACTCGACGGACCCGAAGACAAGAGCGGCCAGAAAAACCCTCTCCAGGCGATCGGATCAGCCGTCACCTACCTGCAGCGCTACACGCTCAAGGCCGCCTTTGGCTTGGCGGCGAGCGAAAGGGACGACGACGGCCGCGGCGCCGACGACCCCGTTATCGACGTCGACCAGGTCGTCTACGTCGAGCAGCTCCTCCGCGAGACCGAGAGCGACCTGGCGAAGTTTCTCGAGTACGTCGGCGCGCCCGAGATCGCGCAGATGACGACCTCGCAATTCAAGATCGGCGTTGGCCTATTGGAGACGAAGAAGAGCCGCCGCACCGAGGGGGCGACGGCATGACCGACGACATCGACCTCATGCAGAACAGCTCTGAGTGGCTGGTGGCGCGGGCCGGCTCGCTCGGCGGCTCCCAGATCGGCAAGGCCATCGAGCGCCTCAAGCGCAGCGGGGACCGAACCCAGGCCGCCGTCGACCTGATGTACGAGATCGCCGCCGAACGCCTCACCGGCGTCCCAGCGAAGCGCGTCAACGCCCTTGCGTGGGGCCTCGAGCACCAGGATGAGGCGCGGCACGGTTATGGGCTCCTGACCAATCTGGAGGTCGCTACGGTCGGCCTCATCCGCCATCCCACGATCCCCGGCGCGCACGCCTCGCCCGACGCCCTCGTCGGCGATGAAGGCGGCGTCGAGATTAAGTGTCCGACTTCGGCGACCCACCTCAAGACGCTGATCGAGGGCGTCGTCCCCGAAGACCACATGCCGCAGATCATGTGGAACATGGCGTGCGCGAAACGCGCCTGGTGGGACTTCGTCAGCTACGACCCGAGGTTCCCGCCGAAGCACCAATTCTTCATCCGGCGGGTTGAGCGGGACGACGCGGCGATCGCGACGCTCGAGGGGCTGGCGATCGGCTTCCTCGAGGACGTGGATAGCAAGATAGCAGCTCTCGAAAAGAGGGCCGCGTGATCCGCATCATCAGCGATTTGACCCGCGCCGAGCTGCATCGCGCAATCGATGAAGCGCCGGCCGGTTGGCGCGTGATCATCGAGGAGCCGAAGCGGACGTCTGCGCAGAACCGGCTGATGTGGGCGCTGCTCAAAAAGGTCGCCGACCAGGTCGTCCATTTCGGGCGCAAGTACGAAGCCGAAACTTGGAAGTGCATCTTCATGAAGGCGCTCGGCGCGAAGCTCGAGTTCGCCCCATCGCTCGACGGCAAGAGCGTGGTCGCGATCGGCTATAGCTCGAGCGGCCTCGGCAAGGCCAAGATGAGCGACCTCATCGAACTCATCTACTCCGAGGGCGCCGAGCGCGCCGTCGACTTCGATCGCGAGAAGGCGGCATGAGGGAGGAGTTCGACACTGCGACCCTGGTCGCCATCACCAAGCGCGCGACCAGCGCCGACGGACGCACTTACTGTGAGCAGTGCGGCGTGTGGGTGAAGAGCCGCGCGCACTACGAAATCCACCACATCTTGCCCGAGGGCATGCGCTCCGCCGCGGACCGCAAGCGCAAGCTCATGGCGGCGGACGGACGCCTGCTATGCAAAGCCGTCTGCCACGCGAAGCAGACGCGCTACGACAAATCGGCGATCGCGCTCGCCAAGCGGCAGGAGGCCTACCATCTCGGCGTCGAGCGGCCGGGCAAACGAAAGATCCCGCGCAAGCGCAAACGCGAGCGCGGCGAACCGAAGCGTTGCGCCGGCGCGCCGGCGCTGATGAGGCGCGGCTTTGCGCCTGCAGGGAGGAACCCATGAACCGATTGCCAACCCTCAAGCCGATCGATCTCGGCCAAGCGCTGGAGAATGTGGACCGCGAAACGCTCGACGATGCAGCGGTGACGATCGCCGAGCATGGGGTCGCCTCGGCTCTCGAGCTGTCACGCCAGCGCGAGCGCGAGGAGGAGCGTCAGCGGGATCTCGACGCCGCGCTCGCCGACGCGATCGAGGTCGTGGCGCGTCATCGCCTGCGCGTTGGTCGTCGGGTCTGCTCGAGGAAAGACGGGGAGACGATCCGGCGGATCCATGAGCTGCTGCGCGCGATGACCGCGGACAGCGGCGCCGACGCCGACGCGAGCTTTCAATAGGGTTGGCCGATGCTGGACGAAATCCGAGGCGCTCTGGCGCGCATCGATCCCGGCCTAAGCCAATATGATTGGTTTCGAGTGGCGGCGGCCTTGTATAACGCACTCGGCGATGAGGGCTTCTCGCTGTTCGATCGATGGTCAAGTGGATCGGCGAAATATCCAGGACCGGGTAAATGCTGGCAGCAATGGGTTTACAGCCGCCGCTATGGCGAAGTTGATCCCAGCGGGGACGCCCAGCCAATCACGATCGGCACAGTGTTTTGGCTCGCAAAGCAACACGATCTCCCGCAAACGAAGCTTGCGCCGCCGCCGCAGCTCTCCGGCACATGCGAGCACTGCGGAACGGCCGGCCTGATCGAGCGGCACCATTGGGCCCCGGCGGCCGTATTCGTTGACTTTGATGCGTGGCCAACCGGCAATCTCTGCCGAAAGTGTCACGCTCTTTGGCACGACAAGATGGCTCAGTGAGGCAACGATGCCATACAAGGAAGTCGCCGCGCCGACGACGAAGCGCGTAGCCTACACGATCGGCGAAGTCGCAGCGATGACCGGCCGCGACCGGACCACGGTGTGGCGTTGGCTCAAGCGCGGCGTGCTGAAGCCAGTGAAAATTCCAGGCTCAAAGAATTTGGTCTCGGCCGCATCGCTCGACCGCCTCATCAGCCAGTGAACCCCTTCTGGGGGGACAGGCTGGGGGGACGACAGAAATCCGTGCAACCCAGGTAGCTGTTTCAGCTGTCCGCCCAATGGGTTACGGTCATACCATCATCTGATCGAATATCGGGGACTGGGCCCCGTCTGGGCAACTGAAATCGTTGGGCATTTCCTCGGAACAGGCCGGAAACGCTGGGGCTAGAGCGAGGCCGAGGGTTGCAACGAGTTGCGCCCTCTGCTATATGGTTGCCAGCCCTGGGTGGACAGCCTGGGGTGAAAGCCCCGGGTGGCGGATCTGGGGCGGACAACCATCATCTAAGAGGTTTGCAGATGTCGGTAGGCAATCTTAAGGAACGCGACCTCGCCACGCTCGGCGACGGCATCCATGGCGACGGCGACTATCTCTGGCTGCGCGTCAAGGGCAACGCGCGATCGTGGGTCGTCCGCGGCCCGCGCATCAACGGCAAGAAGCCAGAGGCCGGCCTCGGCTCTCTCAATCGCGTGTCGCTCGCGCTCGCCCGCAAGGAGCGCGACAAGCTCGTCGAGCAGTGGCGCGCCGGCGTCAATCCGATCGCCGAGCGCCAGGCGGCGAAGGAAGCGGCGGCCAACCGCAAGACGTTCGCCGAGGTTGCTGAGCTGAAGCTCACCGCGCAGCGGTCAGGTTGGCGCACGTCGGCGCACGGCCGGTGCGCTTCGCTCGAGGCCTGGACGTTGACCATCAAGCGCGACTGCGCGCCGATCGCGAAGAAGGCGATCAACGAGATCACCTTCGACGACGTCGAGCGCATCGTCTCATCGATCTGGGACGTTCATCCGAAGACCGCGCGCGACACGGTCAAGCGCATCGAGATGATCTTCAACTTCGCGATCGCGCGCAAGTGGTGCGTCGCCAACCCCGCGTCATGGTCCCTCTTCAAGGAAGTCTGGCCCAAGGCGAAAAAGGCGAAGGCCTCGCATGCTGCGCTGCCCTGGCGCGACGCGCCCTACTTCATGCATCGCCTCCGCGCGTCGAATGCGATTGGCGCTCGCGCTCTCGAGTTCGCCATCTTGACTGCAGTGCGCAGCGGCGAGGCGCTTGGCGCGCGGTGGGACGAGATCGACCTTAAGGCGCGCACCTGGACGATCCCGACGGAGCGCATGAAGGCGGACAGGGAGCATGTCGTGCCCCTCAGCACGCAAGCGGTCGCGCTCCTCGAGCGGATCGAGCGCATCGGCGACTATGTGTTCTCGGCGCGCATGGGCGGCTGTCGGCTCCCGGTCAGCGACGCTCGGGTTGGCCACAACAGCGCCTATCGGATCGTCAAACAACTCGCGCCTGAGATAACCATGCATGGGTTCCGTTCGTCGTTCCGCGACTGGGCGGCCGAGCGCCTCGTCGACTTCCATATTGCCGAGCAGTGCCTTGCTCACGCCATCGGCAATGCGGCCAGCCAGGCGTATCTTCGCACGACCCTCGTCGAGCAGCGGCGCCCAATCATGCAGGCGTGGGCGGACTTCCTGAGCGGCCAGAAGGACGGCAAGGTGTTGCCCTTCCGCAAGGCGAGCTGATACAAGGTTATCGAGAGGACAACGGACATGAAAAACCCATCCTACGTTCACCGCTGGCCGGCTGGTAAGGTCCCCGGAGCTGAGAACCGCCCGCGGCCGAAGAAGGGCCGGCCTGTTCTGTCGGAGGAGCAGAAGGACGCCATCCAGGCGGCGTACCTGCGGCGCAAGGGCGCCAACGGCGGGAGGATCAAGTGATGGGCATCATAGTCGTGTTCGTGCTGCTCTTTGGGGCGCTCTACGCGGCAGCGTTCGCTGCCGGCACGCCCCTCTGGATTATTGCGATAACCGCCACGCTGACCCTCGTTGCGGCTCTCACCAATTCCTCGTAAGCGCCGTCAGAATAGAGCGCCATTCAGGGTCGCGAGAATAGAGCGCCATTCAGCGTCGCGAGCGCCTTGATGATGTTCGGGCGCACGTCGGACGACACGGAGTGGCCAGTCATCGGCTTGGAAGCCGCCACGATCGCGCGCTGCAGCGCCGTCCCTGGGGCGCCAGGAAACAGCATCCTGGCGCCCGCGTTGCCGAGGACGTTGCCGCCAATACCGGTCGCTGTCGCGATCCCGGGAGGCAAGCCAAACGCCTGGCCGGCAAACTCGCCGCCCAAGGTGCCGGCCTGCTGCCCGAGCCATCCGCCGAGCTGCGGCAATTTGGCCCTAAGCCCAGGGCTCGGGTTGGCGACGCGGCTCATGGCTTCGAATTGAGGCGAGCCGTACGGGAAGGTTTGAGCCGTCTGCGCAGCCTGGCGCTGGATGTCAGCTGCGCGACCTGGCAGGTGTTGGGTGTTGTACCAATCCCGAAGGGTGTTGCCCCAGTTCTCTTTCGACACGGCGTCCTTGAGCTGAGCTTGGGCCTGCGCCGTGCGCGCAGCCTGAGCGGCGTTGGCCGCATCGAGTTCTTGCTGCGCCGCCCCAGTCCCAAAGTTGCGCCCGATGTAGTCTTGGTTTGTGGCCGACGCTGCATTCCTCTGCGCTTGATCGCGGGAGCCGCCTTTAGCGACATAGTCCTCGATATAGGCCTTGTTGGCCGCGGCCTGAGCCTCGGCCGCCGTCTTGCTCATCGTCTGGGCCGGCGCGGAGTTGGCGACGTCCGTGACGTTCTGCAATGCATCGGCTTTGGCGGCGGCGGTCTTCCCGGGAATGTCCTCGAATGAGGCGCCCTTGACCGGGATCGCGCTCACCCCGCCTCCCAGGATAGCGCCGGTCGGGATCGCCTTGGCCGCATCGAGAAGGGCCTGGGTCGGGCTCGAGCCGCCGCCGTAGCTCTTAGCGCCGGCCACGGCGCCGGATTGCGCTCCGCCCCCGATCATTCCGCCCATGACGCGTTGGACGGCCTGGGGGACTTGCTCAAGGAAGGGCTCGGCGGCGCCGACAGCCTTTGAGCCGAGACCGCCGAGAGCCCCCAAGCCATAGCTCATTGGGCCAGGCGTCATCATCGCCGCCACGTCCATAGCCGGCCCCAGCGGGCCCGCGGCGTTGCGCGAGGCCTGGATCGACGCGCGCATGGCGTCTGGACCGGGTCCCACGCCGCCGACGTGCTGCAGGGCCGAGAGGGCGGTCGGCAGTTGATAGCCGGTATAGGCGTCCGCGTAGATCTTCGCCAGGTCGCCCACGGACGGCCTGTAGGTCTTGTGAAGCCAATCGCTCCAGGTTTGCGGCCCTGGCGACGGCGGCGTCCCGGGTTGGTCGAACTGGCCCCAAAAGGATGGCTGCTGCTGCGGCGCGCTGGCTTGAGCCAGGTGGCCAAGCATGACGTCGTGCATGTTCGGGGCAGCGGTGGCGGCTTCCTGCTTCAGGCCGAGAGGATCATCGGGGTCGACTGTCGTACCGCCGGGCGCCGGCGGCGCCGTTGGGGTCGGGGGCGCCCCCCGCGGCCGCACGGTGATCGTGCGTCCCTGCCCAGCCGCCGCTGCAGCCGCCCGCGCAGCATCCGCCTTCAGGCCGAGAGGATCATCGGGGTCGACTGTATCAGGCATCTCAACCTACTGAGCGTTGTAGCCTTGGAGCCTCCAGTGGCGAACCACGCCGGCTCTGACTTGGTCCGGGGTCGTCTCCCATTTTCGCGGGTTTTTCTGCCGCTGTTGGAGATCCTGGGCAAATTGCGCGTTCTCGGCAGGCCCCATCGTTTTCGTGGGCCCGTAGTAGTTGACGCCGCCCGCCATGTAGCTCGGGTCGACGTATCGCTCCTCGGCATCCGTGAGTTGGTTCAGTTGGCCCGATGAGGCCTTATTGTTGGCGGTTGCGGCCGTAAGCGCTGTGTCCAACCCCGTGTAAGCGCCCGCCAGCCTTTCTGGCCCCTCCTTCAGATTGTTTGGACTGAGGGGCTGAAGGGCCGAACGGACCCCAGCGCTCCCGACGCCGTTGCGAAGGATCGGGTTGGCCGACAGGTCGTGAAGCTTGCGGATCAGATCAATCTGGTTTCCGTTCAGGCCGCCGAGAGCTTGCAAGCCCCATTCTGGATGCGCGTCGATGGCCTGCGCGATGTCGGACGCCGGGCCGCCTTGAACGACCTTGTCGATCAGGGCCTGAGGAATGGGTTTGCGCGTCATGTCTTTCAGATCGTTCTGATTGACTGGGCTGAAAATGTTGTTGGCGGTGCCGCGGATCGTGTCGAGTTCACCTTGATAGGCCGGCGCATCGATCTGTGTCCCAGTGCGGGCGGTTTGCTCCTGGGAT